CTATAAATATATTACAAGTGAGTCAATGATTGAAGGGATTAAGGGAGAGAGTGTAGAGGCTTGGTGGCCTCTCGTTGAAGAATACTTGATTGCAGCATTGAAACATGGTTTAGGGGAGTATAGTATTAATGACATAAAAAGTGCTTGTAAATCAAAGAATATGCAGCTCTGGGTAAAAATAGGTACAGAAGTAGAAGGTGCTTTTGTTACAAAGATAAGCAAATATCCACAGAAAAACATATTATGTGTATTATTATTAGGTGGAAAAGAATTTATAACATGGAGAGATGAAGCAGATGCACTCCTAAATGCATTTGGAAAAGAAAATAACTGTGAGTATGTAGAACTATTTGGTCGTAAAGGATGGGGAAAGATGCTTAAGGATATTAACTATAAAGAACAAACAAGATTATTTGCAAAGGAGATAAATAATGTCTAAAGGTGACAATCAAAGTTCAGTAAATGCAGACCCTTGGGATGTTGCTATACCTTATATAGAAAGCGGTTTTAAAGAAGCTGCTAATTTATATAATAATAACACCCCACAATATTACACTGGACAAACACAAGCTGGGTTTACACCAGACCAACTAACAGCACAGCAGGGCATTAGAGATTTTGCAACTCAAGGTGCTCCTAGTATAATGAATCCTGCATTAAGTGCATATCAGCAAGGTACTAGTGCTAACATGCTAGATGTAGCTAACAACCCATATGTAAATGATATGGCACAAGCAGCAGCAGATAGAGCAATGGCAGGTGTTCAAGATAATTTAGCAAGTATTAGAGGCGGTGCTATTATGTCAGGTGGCTATGGTGGTGGAAGACAAGGTATTGCAGAGGGTAATGCAATAGCAGGAGCTGCCGATGCAGCTAACCAAGCAGCAGCACAAATATATAGCAATGCATACGGTCAAGGATTAGGACATCAGGCTAATACATTAGGTATGACAGGAAGTCTTATGGGTGCAGGTTTTCAACCTTATGGTGCTTTAGGTGCATCTGGTCAACAACAGCAACAAAGAGAACAATCACTTATACAAGATGCGATGGCTCAACAAGAGTTTGAGCAAAACTTACCTTACCAACAACTGCAACAATATCAAGCAGGTATTACTCCTTATGCAAGTCTTGTTGGTGGAGCAGGTCAGAAAGTTAGCACAACTCCGGGTCGTACTCCATTAGAAAACATGGGTACTTTAGCTTCATTGTATGGTTTATTTTAAGGAGTAACAATGGCTAGAACATATGGAGAAATAATTACTGATTATGGAAATAAAGCATTAGATGTTGCAGGTAATGTTACAGATTGGTTTAGTGATGTAGGTAGCAGAATAGAAACTCCAGAAGTAGGGATTTGGAATACAGAGCCCGGTAATTATTTTACAAAAGAAAACTGGGGATTGGGTGACAGTAGTCTTATGACAATGGCACCAGCAGGTGTTTATGAGTCAGGTTATTTTGATAATCCCTACGATTCAGTATATGGAAGTGTCGGAGATGTTCAAGGTTTTGGCGATGAATTAGATGGTGTAAGTAGTTTGCCTGTTATAACTATTAAAAAAGGCCCAACACCTTCAGGAATTGATACAGCAGATGATAGATTTAGAAGATATGCAGCAGAAAACCTAACAAGAAATACAGGAAACGCTTCTAACATTAATAGAAACCCAGCTACTACTATTAGCCCAAGTGGTAGAAGTGGTGGAGGTACTGCGGTAGCTAGTGCAGTTCCATCAGCACCTGTATTAAGAACTCGTACATTTCCGTTTACCTCTCGCACACCTTCAGGCAGTGTATATGCACCGGATTTGTCTGCATACAATGACTCGTCTTTATTTAACTACGCTGGCCCGGGTGGTTTAGCTGAGTATACTTATGGACAAGGATTACGCACAGATGGTGCAGACTACAGTATATTTGGTTCACCGGCTAACATAGCTAATCCATATTTTGCAGGACAATTTAAAGAGCCTCAAGGACCTGCGGATGCTGCAATAAATATGCCAGCAGTTGAATTACCTGAGGGTGTACAGCCAGTAACTCCTACAGAAGTAAGTGCAGATGTTAGTATGCCTGCATTTAATGGTATTACACCTAGACCACCTAACTCTGCTGGAGATTTAACATATCAACAAACAATAGATGAAATGGGAATCTTTGGACCTAACAACCCACCTCCTAGCACACTATTTCCTAGTCCGGGACAAGCTACAGCTAATGAGCAAAATACTGTAGCTGGTAATATTGCTGGTACTCCTGATAACAGCATGATGGCTAATCAAGCAGCAGCAGATGCAGCTATGGGTAATAGAATGGGATATCCAGATAATCTTTTTGCCGGTGCTTCTGCTATGGATGATACTGCTGATATAGAAAGAGGTATACTTACTTCACAGCGTGGTACAACTATGGATGATACTGCTGATATAGAAGCAGGAATGTCTCGTGTGCCAACAGACATGCAAAGATATTTGGATGATTTTGAAGCTAGAGGTATAAGAGATAGAACAGCTGAGATAATGGACTATGCTGCAAACAATAACAGAACAGTTGGTGGTGTTACTATATTTGATGAAGGAGACCCAAGACAAATAATTCAAGATGCTATATTAAATCCTGAGACTAGGAGAGAATATAAACCTGTATATGGTGGCATAGATGGCATACCAGTAGAGCTTGGCCCAGAAAGAAGTTTTTTTAAGGCTGATGAAATAGACATACCAACTCCACCATTTAGACCTGAGGGTGTAGAAGGTGAAGATTTTTATCAAGATGTAACAGGTAACTTTTTTAGCATGGAAGATGATTTAGGTACACAACCACTAGGCCCTAATACTAGAGGAAGTAAAGGTAGCATAGATATTCCTAGTGGTCCTAATGTTAGAGGAACTAGAGGTAACATAGATATTCCTAGTGGTCCTAATGTTAGAGGAACTAGAGGTGATACAATACCAGCTGACATACCAGCTTTTTTAGATTATGACATAACTAGAGATAATGCAAACTACGAAGCTGCTGTTAATGCAAGAGATAATCAATTAAGAAATCAGCTAGATAGTAGACCTGCATATGAAAGAGATAGAATGGAATATTTAGATAACGCATATAGTGCTATTGATGTTAAATATGCAGGAAGTAAAACAAATGCTAGTCAGCAAGCTGAACTTGTTGAAGTGTTAAATGCTAATTTAGATTCATTTGGCAACGCTGCTGGCAGAGAGAATGCTGCTTTAGCAAGAGAACAACAAGATATGAGACAAGCTAACGCTACTCCTTTTGTACCTTCGTATGCTAGAGAAATAGAAGGCACTGATATGGGAGAAAGTTTATTTCAAGGTGTAGATACATCTCCTACTAATACGGTTTATCCCGGAGAAAACAGTATACCTTTTAACCCTAGTAATCCAATAGACCAGCTTGTACTACAAAAAACAGCACAAGAAGCACAGATAGCAAGAGCTAAATATGATAATGTACCTGCTAGAGCAGAAACAGGTGGTACTCCAATATCTATATTTAATGTTCCTGCAAGAGAACCAGTTAGCATGAATCAAATTGTACCTATGGTAGCTAGAACACAAAATAACATGACTGTTCCAGTCATGAGAGACTCGGCATTAGATAGAAGATATGGTGGGCCAATGAGGTTTGGAAGATAATGAATAAAGGAGAAAGATAATGGGTTATTGTACATACAACGGACAAAAAATACCCGGTACTAAAGAGTTTTGTAATCCTAGTGTAAAAGCTGGAGTTAAATGGGTAGAAGAAGATACAGAGGTTGAAACAACTGGAGGATTTTTAGACGCAGTCTCTAGTTTATGGGATGAAGACAAACCTGAAAAGTTTACAGAATATGTAGAAAGAAGGTTTGAAGAAGACCCTTATAAACTAGCTTTTGATGCAGCTATGTTAGCAGTGCCCGGTGGTCTTGCTCTTAAAGGAATAACTGGTGCAGGTAAAATGGCAAACATATTTAAAAAGACTTTTAGAAAACCTACTGATGCTGTTCCGGGAACACCAGCCTCTTCTACTTTTTCAGGTACAGGTACTTTTACTAAACCTACAGGTGTGCCTATAAATCCTAAAACTGGTCTTCCTATGCCTGCTCAAACTAAAGTACCATCTTATCCTATTAATGCACCAAATGCAGGAAAAGTTATTACTACTCCAAGACAAGGAACTTTTGCTAGACCTCTTGCAAATCCTATAAATAGAACAGCAGCTGTACCGGGTATACCAGCAGGCACAGCATTTTCTCCGGGTAGACTAGCTCTTACAGGAACTGCTCTTGGAGCTGGTGCTTATGGTGTAGATAGGAATTTATATCCTATGACTGAACAAGCAAAAGCTATAGCTCAAGAAAATGCTAATGCTTCTATGATGCCTGCAATAGAACAGCTTGATGCAATAAAAGCACAAGACGATGCAATAAAAGCAGCTGAAGAATTAAAAATTAAGAAACAAAATGAAATAGACAATATGAGTTTCTTTGATAAATTTAAATTAGGAATGAAAGACCCTACTACTGCTGCTTTGTTTGGTGCTGGATTAAGAGACATAGGTGGCAATAAACCGGGAGGAAATCAATTAGGCACAATGCAAATGGGATTAGCTAAAGCAGCAGCTTCTGCTAGTGGTCCAAGTGCATCATTGTTTAATGCAACTAAACTATCAGAATCTGCTTTAATGGATAGGTTTACTGATAGCAAGTCGTTTATAAGTTTCTTTGGAGATAGCGAAGAAAAAAGAAAAAAGAAAGCAACTTACATGGTTGGAGTGTATAGAAGTTTACAAGCACAATTACTTGCTGCTGGTTTGCCGGCAGATGATAAAACAGTAATGGCAATGCTTGAAGAAGAATACGGTAAAAAAGCATAGAGGTAAGCAATGGCTGTTAATCCATTTGTAAAAGAAGAGGAAGAAGAAAATCCTTTTGCTAATTTTGATTTTGGTGGTGTAAGTTATGAAGAAGTAGGAAATCCTTTTGAGGATTTTAATTTCGCATCTGTAGATTTTTCTGGCAAAGATTCTGATTCATTAGGATATTCTTTTGATAGAGCAATGAAAGCTGGTGGTCGTGGACTATCGGAGCTATTGCCACGCATGGGTTTAAATGTTCCTCAAGGCATACAAGACTACTCTGCTAAATTACAAGAAGCTGGTGAAACTGGAATGCAAGACTACGCTCCAGAATACCAAGGTGAAATTACACAACAAAGTTTAAAAGATGTTCCCGGATTCTTAGGAGAAAAACTAGCAGAGAATGCTACTGCTATGGGTATTACTATGTTTGGTTTAACATTGGGCCAATCGTTAATGAAAGGCCCGGGTGTTTCTAAGTTAATAGGTGCTGGTATTACAGGTGCTACTGCTGGATTTAACTACTTAATGTTATTAGACGAAGCAGTAGAAACTCATGCAGCAGCAGCCGGTAAGACTGTAGACGATTTAACCGAAAGTGAAATTGGTAATGCTAGTTTTACAGCTATACAAAACGCAGGTCTTGATTTTATTCTTCCGGGTATATGGGCAAGGTCTATGAAAAAAGCAGGATTGCCTGCTAAGAAATCATTAAAAGAATTAGCTGATAATTTAAAAACAACTGATAAAGAAAAGATTGGTTCTATGCTCTATAAAGGAGCAAGACAAACATTAAACTCTGCATTAATAGAAGGTAGTATAGAGTCTGCACAACAAGCCAACATGATGCGTACATCAGTGTTAGGAGTTGAAGGTATAAATCCTGAGTCTATGTTGACAGATTTTGCTGTAGGTGCAGCAGGTGGTGGTCTGTATGGTACTCCTGCATCTATAAGTGCAGCTACTGATGTTAATAGAAGTCGTGCAGCAGATAAAAAATTATTAGATTTTGCTGATGTACAAGCTAAAGTAAAAGCAGGCGAGCGTTATAAAGCAGATGTAAAAACATATACTAAAGATTTTGATAAGCTAGTAAAAGAATATGACAGTATTGTTAAAGATGTAAATCTTGGTAAAAAACCAAATGCAGATTTAATTAAAAAGTTTGAAGCATTACCGGGTACTAAAAAACCATTTGATGTTGAAACTGGAATGGGTAGAATTCGCCCACCTAAATTTGATGTAGAAAGAAATGTTGCAGACATCATACCTAATTTATACAATGCTCCTGAAGAAACTAAAGGGTTGCTTTCTAATATATTAAGTGGATTGTCAGAGTTAGCATTAAAGCGTTCTACTGATGAATTAACTGACATTAGAAAAGATGTAAAGACAGGTAAAGACATGGCTGCTTACATGGATATAGCAGGTGCTCTTGCTGATGTTCAAACAGGTAGTGGTGAAAAACAAGGCATAACTAAATCTTATGACACTCGTAGGCATCTTTTAATTGGTAAGTATGTTAATAGGTTTGAGCGTATAAGAGATACATGGGTTAGGAAAATACCATTTATGGGAGAAATGGGTGGTAGTGTTAGGCCTGCGGTTAATAGATATATAGCTGCTAAGTTAGAAGAAAAGAATAAAAGACCTTTGTACAATCTAGCACAAGCTGAAGCTGAAGTATTGTCTTTGATTGGTGCTAACAAAAAAGCATTGCTAGATGAAAGCATTGTAGAAATTGCACAGATACAAGAAGAGATTTGGGCAGAGTTGTATAGAGTGTTAGGAAAAGATGGCTTAACTATTGGACATCAAAAAGGATATTTAACTCGTAGCATTGATACTAATTTTATTAAAGCAAATGAAAAGAATCAGCAAGAGTTTTTAAATAGTTTAATTAACGATGTTGGTTTACCTAGAGAAGAAGCTAACCAAGTATTAGAAAACATATTAAATGATGTAGACGCTAATGTATTTACTTCTGAACAAATTAGAGCAGGCATTGACCAACAACAAGGACTAGGGCCATCTTCTTTTGAAATAATTAGAGATGGTAGATGGGACAATTTAGATACTAAGTTTAGAAACAAAGACACATTACAGTCAATAGAAAATTATTTACTTAGTGCTGTATCAAGAATAGCATCTGCTGAAGCATTTGGTGCTAATGGTGCTAATAAATATAATGATGCAATAAAAAGATTAAAAAGTACAGGTGCTCTTAATGATGCACAGACTGAAAAGTTGTGGGGTATGTATGATGCTTATCACAATGTTTACAAAAAACCTAGAACAACTGAGCAAAGAGCATTAGTAAAAGGTATGAAAGGATTAACTACAGTAACTGCTGTTAGTTATCTAGGATTGGCTACAATAAGTTCTTGGACTGAACCACTGTGGATACCTCAAAGAAATGGCTGGTATAATATGTTAAAAGCTGCACCATTGGCTGCTGGTTATATGTTAAAAGGTTTAATGCGTAGTGCTTATGCAGGTGGCGAAGGACAAAAAGCTATGTCATCATTTGGTAGAGATTTATTAAGAGTTATGGGTATGGCTACTAATCCCGCTATGGCTGAAAGAATAGACAAACTTATGGCAGGTGACAGAAACATTATATTAAATTATTTCTTCCGTACACCGGCTGCTATGTGGCTAACACAGTACACTAATTTTGTCAGGGTGTGGACTTCTGTGGCTGGACTTAAAATGATACAAGAGCAACACAACAAAATAGACACTATGAGTGCTAATAACAAGAAATTGTTAGAGCAGGAGTTGTTAGAAAATGGTTTAACTTTAGAAGATTTTAGAAAGTTAGGTGCTCTTGCTAATGGTAATATAGAGTCAGCTATTTTAGATGATAATTATTTAGAAAGCACATTTACTAACTCAGAAGGAGAAACTGTAACTGTAAGAGATGTGCTAATTCCGTGGATGCGTAAAATAACTACGGATGTGGCACTTGAGCCTACTGCTGGTAATAGACCATTATGGATGTCTAATCCTAATCTTATGTTATTAGCACAGCTTAAATCTTTTCCTATACTATTTGGTAATACTATCGCTAGAAGGTTAAATGCTAAAATGAATCCTCAGTTTTGTTCGGCTGATTTCGTTGGTAAGTTAGGAACAATATCTGCTATTAGTGCTGCTATAGGAATGGCTGCATTAGCTATGGCAGTTAAAGATGCTATTAAAGGAGTGGAAGAAGATAGAGGAGTAATAGAAACTGTTAGTGCGGTAGGTGTTCCGTTGATTGGAGAAATATCTGATTCACAAATAGGTGGCTATGTAGTAGGCCCGGGCCCTGCATTGGTAGATAACTTTATGAAAAGTTTGTTGGGAGATAATTTCTTAGGTGACACAACAGAAGAAATATTTAAGGTAATGTTAAATGCTACGACAGGAAGGATTGGTTCAGAAGCATTTTTAGGAGACAGGTAATGAGAAAGTGTATTGACTTAGAAAGCCAACCGGGATTTCAAAATATCTATGCACCACAAATGCAACAAGCTATTGATAGAGGACTAGCAGGACACAGTGGAGACCCTAAGAATATTGACTGGGGTTATGATTTGCCTAAACCACAGACAGAGCCTATAATTAGACCGGGTGACATACCTAGAGTTGAGCCTAAACCACCAAAGCCTCTTGACCCTAACATGCCAGACCCTGTAAATACAACAGGTTCTTACTGGGATACTTTGTTTAATAGGTATGCTATACAGCCAGTAAGAAAATTAATAAATTTATTTCCTAGTCCTACAATACAAGGCGGTAGTAAAGACTTAGGTAGCTTTAATGGTTTTGCTGGCAAAGGTAATTGGGGTCGTATTAAAACACCAAAAGGATATGGTGGCTATGACATTCATGTATTATATCATGAGTATGGTCATGCTATAGACCACATAGGTGGTATGTTAGAGAATGATTCTAAGAATCCATTAAAAGAAACTTCAATGGAATTGTTAGATGGTATGCAAAAAGATGGTGTAAAGCTAGGGTGGATAATTAATGATTCTGCTATGTATGATTACATAGAAAAAAATGGATTGCATTTTGTTATTAAGGGCAGTAGAAAAATGAATATTGCTAAAGGAAGTAACAAGGCCGAAGCTGAAAGTAAAATGAAACCGGGAGATAGGTTTAGAATTATAGAATACTTAGTTACCCAAGTTAAAAAAGATTTAAACAAAGCTAATTTATCAAAAGACCCTGTTAAAATTAGAAGAGCAAAAGATGAAGTTAAAAAAATTAACGCAGTATTTGATGCAGATACCAAGAGACAAAAAGATGCTCAAGATTTTGTAAAAGAGTTGGTAGCAATAAGCAAACAGATGAAAAAATCTATGCCTGATTATAATGAGACTGGAATGAATGAACACATTGGTGCTTTTACAGACATTATAGATGCTATAAGTGGTGGTGAAATATATGATAGGGAGTTAGCAGAAAAAACTCCAAACATATATAACTTAGGTAGTCATGGTACTCATCCTTCAGGTTATTATAGCGGTAGACAGACATATGCTGGTTCTGTAAGAAACCATAACATGGACACAATCATGGAGTTCAGAAGAGCAGAGGTATGGGCACAACTTTTTTTATTTTATGCACACGATGGTGGTAAAAGCAAGAACACTCAATTCTTAGAACATGCTAAAAAAACAATGCCTGAAACTTATAAAGCATTTGAAACAGCATTGCAAAGATTAATGACTATACCTCAAAGTGTTGTAGATGATAGTAAGTTCCACAGACATACATAATGTGGTATAATGTAGATTTTACTTGGAGATTTTATGGATATAGAAGATGAACAAAGAGCGTTGCTATCAAAGGCAATGACAATGTATGCAGAAAAGTTTGATGATTACCCTGAATTTGGTCACAAGTTTCCAAAACTACATCTAGTTCCTTTTTATGTGTCTGAGATTAATAAGGCTATAAAAACTAACAAGCCTATTATAGTAGACTGGGCAAAAACTAGCGAAAGATTTATTGACTAACTGCGTTAAGTAACTTAGCTATGTTAACTAAGTACATCTTAGATGCTTTGTTATCCCCACCCATGACAGTGTAAGGTTTCATATCTTCCATTGTCTTTCGTAGTTTGTCAGTGTTAAACACTAGGCTACAACACAACTCTCCATCCTTAACTAAATTATGTACCCACAACTCAGCCTCTGTGCTAGTTAATCCTGAGGGTTTACCATAGCTCTCTGTCTCAATACAGATGTTACCTGTCGTTGCCCACTTATCCCTCTCTGTTTTAACTTCACACTTCTTAGCACCTGAGAACATCTCATCTATGTGCTTCTCCCATTGCTGACCAAACTCTAGGTCTACATCAAACTTCTTTAATTCTTTTATGTCCTTGCTCTTGTTCAGTGCCAAGTTCCTCTCCTTTTATTTCGACAACAACATAGTTGTCTGTATCTAATCCACCAATCTCTGTAGTAACCTTAGTTACAATCTCATAGTGGTCATCCTCAATAACCTCACCCTCTACTAATGCATCCATAAGAAACTTATGCATAGTAAATGTGTAGTTATCTAAATCCCTTTTGTGTTTTGTATTAAAGTATAGCTTGTAGTGTGGCTGTATGGTCTTATACTTAGGCAGTGTTAGTACCCAGTCCATAACAGTATCATGATAGGCTCGTTTAACATTGTTCTTTTGTATGTAGTGCATAGGAAAGAAGTTGTTTAAACTAACTAAGTGTTCCCTTTTCTTTTCACCTCTGCCTCTTGTAAATACAGGCAAGGGTAGAATCCCTTTGTGCTTCATTACTTTCTCCAGTCTGTTCGCCAAAGTCTTGGGTTTGTTTTTTTCTTTTGTTGTTTTAGTGTTAGGTATAACTTGGAAGTCTCATCCATACGGACAAGACCCCAAGAGTTTTTAGACTTAGTCTTTGAGTTCATCGACTATATCTTTGTCGAGTAATCTCCAAATGATGACAGCTGCAATAATGCCAGCCAGTCCACCGTTTCCTAAAGTCCAAACTATGCCTAGTATAGAGCCAATTACATCTCCTGTAAGGAAGGCTACCTTTGGTCCAAAGATAATCTGTAATATAATTGAAAGGCTTATCAGTTTGATGCCAACATCTATCGCTCCATCAGCACCATTCTTTATCTTATCTAACATATTTTACTCCTATATTAGTCTAACATTTTTATAACAATTAGTTGAAGAGCAATGATAAGTACAATAGTTCCTATCACTCTACGTCTCTTTCTTCTTCAACCAAGTCAACAAGTTCACACACACTACCAGTACACGCTAAAGTCTTAGTGCCTACTGTCATATCTGTTAACTCGTACTCGCTAATCAAATCCCAGTCTACAGACTTAGGCATTGTCTTAGCCAGTTCATTGTACTGTTTCTTAGTGCAGTCCTCATAAGGTGCTTGTTGGTAGGAGTGGTCAGAGTGTGGTAAGAAACTAACACCACTGACTTCATCAAAGTGCTTGTATACCCATGCACCTACTTCCATCCACTCATGTTCTCTTACACTAACAGTAACGCTAGGCTTATGCTCACAGTAATATCTTTGATAGGTGAGCCATAGTTCTAGCTGTTCGATAGCAGTCCTGTCGTTCCTAAGTATAGCACCTTCGGGTGCTTTCATTGGGAAGGTAAAGACTTTAACGCTATTGGGTTTCATTACATCAGCTTCACAAGGTATGCCTTGGTCCTCCATAAGTTGAGCAATAGGGTCTTTAGCATCTGCTCTTACTCTACGGAAATAGTAGTCATTGTGCCTAGTGTGTATACCACTTGCACTATCTACTAATTGACTGACTGTGCCACTAGGTTTAATCGCTGTTGTTGCAGTAGCTTGGCTGATACCTAGCAGTTCTGACCAATGCTCATTAACCTTAATTGTTTCTTTTCTAAGGTCACTGAGAAAGTCAGGTAAACTTCTTTTACCATAGTAGCCTCTGTCTTCACTGCTACCATTCATAAAACTATTGTCCATTATACCAGTTAATGATACTCCAAGCAAGGCTTCTTCTTCTGTATTTTTAACCCATTTCGGTCTAAGTCTCTTAATGTTAGTAAGACTTGCTTGAAATGTGCCCAGTATAGTGGCTAATCTTACCTTACGGAGCATATCTTTCTGTGTGTCTGTTGCTCGTATCACTACCTCTGTTAAGTTGCAAAATTGACCATCTCTTAGGATGATTTCACTGCATGGATTACAACCAAAGTCATGCTCTGTATCTCTCCTACCTATGGATGCTACTTGTTTGATAGCCGCTTCTCTGTTGAAGATGCCACGCTCACCTGACTTAGACTCATAAAGAGAAGTCCATTCCTTCATGAATATACCCATGTCAGGCTTCTCTGTATAGCATACACTGTTGTTACTGAGTGCCATTTCCGGTGTGTCTGACCACCACTGACCTGACTTAGCGTTACGCATACGCTCATCAGTTAAGTTCGATAGAGATATAAGTGCTGACCTACGCACACCACCTACGACTACCACCTCTGCTATCTTACACATCATTCTATGACACTCATAACTTGTTAGCTTTCTTCCTACTGACTCTTTGAATAGGTTAGTAGCGAAGTTAAATAAATCAAGCAGTGGTTCAGGACCACTTGCTCTGCCTCCAAAGGTAGCTAACCTAGAACCTTTGGGTCTAATCTTAGAGAAATCCCACTTAGGCATTTCACCATTGTACAAGTAAGTAATAAGTTTTCTAAACGCAGACTGCCATCCTTCCTTGCTGTCTTGTACCACTACTGTGTCCTCTACATCTATCATCTCCTCAGGTACTTCGGGTAGCTTAGAAATAAATTGTCTTTCTACACTAAATCCTACACCAGTACCATGCATGAGTACATATAAACATTCATCAAATGCTTTTGGATGGTCAACACTAAGGTAAGCACAGTTGTATCCAGCTATGTTGTTATCTTTAAGTGCCTTGCCTGAGGTCATCAATGCTCTCATGCTTGGCATAACTTCTAGGTTTAATACTGCATCTTCTAGTATCTTCCTAGTCTTGGGTAATAACTCATGGTTACAGTTCTCTTTTAAATGTTCTTCCATGAAGTCAAAGTATCTAGCAACTGTTTCTTGCCATGTCTCTCTCCTGTTTTTATCAGGTAGCCACCTAGCGTATCTGCTCAGTGCTATAAAATTTTGGTAGTCGTTGGGTAATGTGTTCATTCTTCATCCTCTAGTGGTGCGATTTCAATGTCAACCATCTTATCGCCATTCTCGTCATAATAATCTTTGTACTTTAATCTTCCATTTCTATGTAGTAGTATTGCTGTTGTTATTCCTTTGTCGTATGCTCTCTTGTGTGTAAAGTAAATAGCAACTGCACCTAGTAACATAAAAGCTAGGCTTATCTCTATGTATTCCATTCGGTCTCCTCAAAGTCCTCTAAGAATCTATCTTTCTTCTCAATAAGTTTACCTTCAAATGCATCAAGTAACTCATCAGGCTCTATCTCTAACTCATCACAGATTAAACAGGTGTCATAAGTTGCAGAGATAAAAGCCTTCAACTCTGGTAGTAGCTTCAAAAACTTGCTCCTTTATTGTCAACAAAATAATTGGTTATCTTGCCTGAGGGAATAGGTCTAGCTTCTAGGCTACCATAACAGTCTTCCTTGAATCCACAAAATGCACAGGTCATGCATAGCTTCTCCTCTCCTGACTTAGTCATAGTGGTAGCGTTAGCTATTCTCATAGGCGGTGTATCCGACTCCATTTTATTTTTCAGGTCGACAATAAAAGTATCTACATCTTGTTCAAGTTCCTGTTTGCACAGCTTGAGAGTTGATTTGTTTTTATTTAAAGCAAGGAAGTATCCATGCTCTCTTTTGTCTCCTTTACCATAGGCTGATAGTTGTTTGATGTAGCCAAAGCTGTCATCTTTAATACCATCCTCGTCAAACTTGTTATCCCAAGACCATGCACTAGCAGTCTTTATGTCTACTAACTCACCATCAATAGTACAATCTTGAGAGCCATTAACACCCTCGACTGTGTGTTGCTTTTGTTGGTCTGTCACTGCGTGTCCTGATAGTTTAATCAGAGCCACGAGCATGGCTTCTAACACATGACCTTGTAGAAAGGTAAGGTACACACTCCCATCTATCTCCTCAGGTGTGTACCCCTTCACAGTATACCACTGTGCCCTTTCACAACGACCAATGCTAGACATTCTCAGGTCTTTCTTTTGTTCATAAGGCTCAAAGGCATTCTTAATTGCCTGTTCAACCTCTCTACCACATTGCATAGCTATGGTATCTAAGTCTCCGGTGTAATCCTTAGACTTCATTACCTCATATACATCAGGTATTAGTGTTTCTATTGTCTTTTCCACTTTGTTGCTCCTCTCTTGTTGTAATTTCTATTAGCCGATTTAAGTACCATTGTGCTTTCTTTAAATCTTCTAATCCATTCTTCATTTTGTATCGAGTTACATATTTTATCACATTACCTTCAAGAAAACTCATGTTTTTTGAAGTGATATAATCAATGCACTCTATCCCTTGTGTGTAATGCTCCGGATTGATGTTGTCTTTCTCTCTGTTCTCATTCCATTGCACTTTAATTTCGTTATCCTTCATGTTTGCCTAATTCTTCTATGTCCTTTAATTTGCTTATAGGTAGATTATGACAGTCTGTTGAAACTTTCCAATTATTGTCAGGGTCTATACTCCCCTTCTTTAAAAACTTTGAGTCTGCTAAATACTTTTCTTTTTCTAGGTAGCCTAGTATCCATCCTTCTGACAAATCATTTTTTATTCGGGTAAAAACGTAAAAGTCACACTTTTGTTTAGTGTTCAGGTCAGCTACAGAACATTCATAATATTCTCTAGGTGCTGATGTTACCCTCTTGCTTTTAACATCTATTTTTTTGTTATTAAATACTAAATCATAATCATAAGTATTGTTCAAGGAAATTCCTAGTTCCTCTGCTACAATAATCTCACCTAAAAATCCAATTACATTTCCTTTTCCTTGTGTTATTGAATTATTTAAAATACCCATGTCACTTGACATTGAATTAGCCAAGTTAACATTCTCTTTTGTAATTTTAATGTGTTTCATTCCAACTTCTCCCTATTTTATACTCTCCAGTTATTGGACAGTTTAGTTTGTAATAATCTGTTGTCTGCTCCATGGCCTTAACAACCAAAGAACCAATCTCATCTGCATCCTCTGGACTACACTCCAGTTGTATCTCATCATGTATAACACCCAATTGCCTGTACTCTAGGTGTAGTGCAAGTGAGTGAAAAATAACCCATGCCCTCTTACTTATTATAGCACCCGCACTTTGTAGTAAAAAGTTAAGTGAGGCATGTTCGCTCCTAACTCTGACGTGTCTGCCATCTAATGCTTTGAGGTATCCCTTGTCTGATGCCTTGCCTACTCTTTCTCTGAGTACTTTAAGGGCGGGTGTATTATCAAGAAAGTTTTTCTTAAGTACCTTGCCTTCTTCTATACCGCCACCCGCTATACTACCTATCTTCTTGTCTCCCGCACCATAGAGGAATGCATAGATAAATGTCTTAGCCTTATCTCTTGTGTCTAGTCCGGCTGACTTCTGATTGGCAGTGTGTATGTCACCTGTTAGTATCTCTTGTGTATAGTTCTCATCTCTCATATAGTGAGCGAGGCATCTAAGTTCTAGTCCGCTGAGGTCAGCACCTACTAGCACCTTGTCCTCAGGTACAGTAAACAATGCTCTCATCTCAGAGCCATACTCTTTGCCACTAGCAGTTACTTGTTGTAAGTTGGGGTTACTACTGCTCATCCTATGAGTCACAGTTCCCATAGTATGTACTCTGCTATGTATCCTACCTGTTCTCTCATCTATAGCATCAAGCCATGAGTTAATCTGACCTTGCCTCTTTTGTAACATAAGGTATCTACCAATGAGTTGTGCCTCAGGTATCTCTACATCCTTGAGTGTGGACTCGTCAACCTTAGGTCTGCCAGTTTCAG